CGGCAGGAAGCAGGCGGCGCTCGGCAAGAAGGAACAGCGCCAGGCGGCCGCGCAGCAGATCGAGGGCAAGTTCGCTCCGCCGGCACCGCCTAAACTGGTCGTCAGCAACACCTGATGCAGTGGTCGACGGCGTGTTTGGACTGGCGCGAGCGTATCGTCGCGCGGCGGTCGCTGATCCCGTTCGACCCGCTATTCCCGGACGAGGCCGAGGCGGCACTTGCTGTGTTCAAGTCGCTCCACATCGTCGACGTGCAGGGGCAACCGACGTTCGGCGAGGCATGTGAGGAATACGTCTTCGACTTCGTCAGGGCGGTGTTCGGTGCCTATGACCATACGAACGCGACCAGACTGATCGAGGAGTTCTTCCTCCTCATCTCGAAGAAGAACATCAAGTCGACGCTCGCCGCGGGCATCATGCTGACGGCATTGATCAGGAACTGGAGACATTCGCAGGAGCTTTTGATCCTGGCCGCGACGCGAGAGGTTGCCGACAACTCGTTCAAGCCGGCAGCCGACATGGTGCGCGCCGATCCCGAATTGCGGGATCTGCTGCATATCCGCGACGATCTCAAGCAGATCACGCACATGCTCACCAAGGCGGTGCTGAAGGTGGTCTCGGCAGATTCGAGCACATCGGCGGGTAAGAAAGCCGCCTTTGTCCTTGTCGAGGAACTATGGCTGTTCGGGCAGAAGGCCAATGCCTCCGCCATGCTGCAGGAAGCGACCGGCGGCCTGATCTCGCGGCCGGAAGGCTTCGTCATCTACATCTCGACCCAGAGCGACAAGCCGCCGTCTGGCGTGTTCAAGGAGAAACTGGACTATTTCCGCGATGTGCGGGACGGCAAGATCATCGACCCACGCAGCCTGGCGGTGCTCTACGAGTTCCCGGAGCAGATGGTCGAGGACAAGTCCTATCTCGATCCAAAGAATTTCTATGTCACCAACCCGAACATGGGCCGATCTGTCCGGCAGGATTGGCTCGAGCGCAAGCTGAACCTCGTCCAGAGCGGACAGGATGAGGAAGGCGACACGTTCCAGACCTTCATCGCCAAGCATCTCAACGTCGAGATCGGCATGAATCTGCGGGCCAATCGCTGGCCTGGCGCCAATCACTGGCAGGCCGCAGCCGATCCTGATCTTGCGGCTCTTGCACCGTTCGATGCGCTGGAAGCGCTTCTGAATCGCAGCGAATGCGTCGTTGTCGGGACGGATGGCGGCGGCCTGGACGACCTTTTCGGCTTCAACGTCTTGGGCCGCGAACCGGGCGAGATCGAGCTCGAAATCGAGATCAACGGCAATAAGACGAAGCAGACCTTCAAGCGGTGGCTGTCGTGGTCGCATGCCTGGTGCCATGAGGGAGTGTTGAGGCTCCGCCCAGGCATAGCGAGCGTGCTGCGCGACTTCGAGATGGCCGGCGAACTGACTATCGTCGACGATCAATTGGCCGATATCGGTTCGATCATCGAGATTATCCGGATGATCAAGGATCGCAGCCTACTCGGTGGAGTTGGCGTCGATCCGGCGGGATTGGGTGACTTCGTCGACGCTCTGGCAGAGATAGAGATTTCGCAGGAAAACGGCCTTCTGTTCGGTGTTCCCCAGGGTTTTGGGATGATGAACGCCATCAAGACGACCGAGCGGCGGCTTGCTTCGGGGCTCTTGCGTCATTGCGGCGGGCTTCTGATGCCCTGGTGCGTGGCGAACCTGAAGATCGAGCCCATGGCGACTGCCATCCGGGCGACGAAGCAGAATGCCGGCGATGCCAAGATCGATCCAGTGATGGCGCTGTTCGATGCCGTCACGGTGATGATCAAAAACCCGTCGTCCAACACGATTTACGACGATGGCCGCTCGATCCGAGTGGTCTGAGCGGAGAGGCCGTCTATGGGTATGCTCAAGCGGCTCGCCGACCGGTGGCTGCAGCGATCGAACACGACCAATCCGGACCAGTGGTTCATCGATTGGGTGCGAGGTGGGCAGGAATCGGCCTCTGGCATCGTCGTTTCGCAGCTTGAGGCACTTCGCGACGTCGTCACGGCCGCTTGCGTGCAGATCCGCGCTGCCGATCTGGCGAAGCTGCCGGTGCATGTCTATCGGCGCCGCAAGGATGGTGGAAAGGACGTTTTTCGCGACCATCCGCTCGAAAAGCTGTTGAGGAAGCCGAACAACTGGCAGACCAAGTTCGAATTCTTCGAGATGATGCAGGCCTGCTACCTGCTGAAGACGAATGCCTACGCCCCCGCGATCAGGAATGGCCGCGGGCAACCGATCGCCCTGATCCCAGTCAATCCTGACCAGGTCGGAATCTATGAGGCGCCCGGCGGCGAACTTTTCTATCGAGTGACGCGCGACAATCAGCACGAGATCGCGATGCTGGCGTCTTTGCCGCTGATGATCTCGTCGGAAAATGTGCTTCATCTCCGCGGCATGTCGCTCAATGGATTGCTGGGCGTCCAACGGATCAGCATGGCGCGCGATGCGATCGGGCTGAGCCGGGCCCTGGAGGAGTTTTCATCCAAGCTGTTCGCCAACGGGGCGCGGCCAGGCGGCGTATTCGAGACTGAAAAACGGCTTTCTGACCCCGCGTTTGCTCGTCTCAAGGCGCAGATAAACGAGAAATATGCCGGTGTCGAAAACTCCGGCAAGTCGATGCTCCTTGAGGAAGGGCTGAAATGGTCGAAGCAGACCATGACAGCCATCGAATCCGACACCGTAAACGCCCGTCGGCTGCAGATCGAGCAGATCGCGACGGCTTTCGACGTTCCGTTGCATCGTCTTGGGATCATCGCCGGCAAAGGCGAGTCCATCCTGCAGGCTCACCAGATGTACCTGAACAATGTTCTGAGTTCCGATGCAGAGCGCTGGGAGAACAAGCTCAATGACATGTTCGGGCTCGATGGAGAGGACATCTTCGTCGAGTTCGACCTGAACTATTTCAACCGGGCCGACATGCAGACGCGGTTCACCGCGCTTCGTACCGGTGTCGTTGGCGGCTTCCTCAAGATCAACGAGGCGCGGCGCTCAGAAGACTTGCCGGACGTGCCGGGTGGCGATGTCCTGTTGCAGCCGACGAATGTCGCACCTTTCCCGTTCACTCCGCCGAAAGGTGGCGCGGGGCCCGGCAGTGATACGACCGGAGCGCCGGCTCCAGGCGGCGACGGTGATCCAGCCGCCGTTCCGTCGCTCGATTAGGAGAACAGCGAATGCCGAAAATCCTCTCGGAGAACGAATTCCGCGAAGCGGTGAAAGGCGAAAGCGTTCCGGCCGAAGCTCAAATCCGGAAGGCCTTCATCGCAGACGTCAAAGCAGCCGGCGGCGCCGATAGCCGGATGATCGATTTCGTCATCTCGACTGACAGCGTCGACCGCATGGGCGATACGGTCTCGGTCGATGGCTGGCAACTGGCCAACTATCGCAAGAATCCGGTCGTCCTGTGGGCGCACGACAGTTCAATGATGCCGGTCGCCAAGGCGTCGAACGTCCGGGTCGAGGACGGCAAGCTCAAGGCAACGGCCGAGTTCATGCCGCGTGATATCTCTGGCTTCGCCGATGCGGTGTTCAAGGCGATCAAACAGGGCTTCCTGAGCGCGGTTTCGGTTGGTTTTGCGCCGATCAAGTATGCGTTTTCCGAAGCCGATGGGCGCACTTTCGGCATCGACTTTCTGCAGCAGGAATTGCTCGAATTCAGTGTTTGTCCTGTGCCGGCGAACCCGGAAGCCCTTGTCGAGGCGCGCGCTGCCGGCATCGACATCGATCCGATCCAGGAATGGGCTGTAAAACTGTTCGAAAGCCAGAACCTTTCGCTCATCCCCACGGATCGCCTCGCAGCCATCAACGCACTCCCCGACGAACTGCGCGCCGATGCCAAGAAGGCGGCCAACTCCAAGGGTGCAAGTGGGCTCTATCGTCGCTGCGCCAATCGCGTCGAGAAGGCGATCCAGGGCGACGAACCGAATGAACCGGTTGTCGAAGCCGCCGAGCCCATCGTCGAAACTCCTGCAGCAGAGATCATCGATCCGCCGATCGAGCCCATCGTCGAGGAAGTGGTTGAGACCGAGAAAGCCACCCCTCTCCTCGATATGGCCAGGCGCCGACTGGCGCTGCTCGGTTGACATTAGGAGAGCCCCGACATGCTCAACAAAGACCAGATCGAGGCGGCCACCAAGCTGCTCAATAAAGTGCTGACGCTGCGCGAAAGCAAAGAGCGCCTGCAGATAGCGTCCAACTTCGCTGTCTCTTCTTTCATGAGTGACGTTATCGTCTCTGTTCCAGAGGCAGAAGTCGAGACGATCAGAACAATTGCACTCGATGCGATCTCCAAGCAGATCGTCGACGCTGAAGAAAAGCTGAAAGCACTCGGCGTCACTGCCGACTGAGCAGCCCAAACCTACCCCAAACCGCAAGGTTTTCCCGCTCCGACGGGCGGTGACACGGCCAACAGCAATCCCGCTGCACGCCGCTATCCAACCATGTTTGAAAGGAACGGACCATGTCCGCCCGTCTCATTGCCCTGCGCGAAGCTCAGGGCGCTACCCACGACAAGATGGAAGCCCTCCTGACGAAGGCTTCCGACGAAAAGCGCGATCTCTCGGCCGAAGAGGCAACCGTGTTCGACGATCTCCAGAAGGAGTTCGACGCCAACAAGGCATCGATCGCCCGCGAGGAGCGCGTCGAGAAGATCAAGGCGGATCTCGCCAAGCCGGTCGACATCCCCGGCAACAATGTCGAGAAGGTGCCGGCGACCGCCAAGTTCCGCTATGGCAAGCTGAAGGCCTTCAAGGGCGAATCCGCCGAGGATGACGCCTACAAGTCCGGCATGTTCTTCCGGGCGGCGATCTTCCGCAACCAGGAAGCCATCGACTGGTGCCGCGAGCACAACGTCAGCATCACCAAGGCCCAGGGTGAAACCGTCGGATCGAGCGGCGGCTATCTCGTGCCGGTGCAGTTCAACCAGGCCATCATCGACCTGCGCGAAGAGTATGGCACGTTCCGCCAGGCCGTGTCGGTGACGCCGATGGGTTCGGATTCGATGACGATCCCGCGCCGCGCCGGTGGCCTCACCGCCTACTTCCCCGGTGAAAACGGCGCCATCACCGAGTCCGCTAAGTCTTGGGGCCAGGTCACCCTGAACGCCAAGAAGATCGCCGTGCTGACCCGTATGTCGACCGAGTTGTCGGAAGACGCCATCATTTCCATTGCCGACGATCTGGCTTCGGAAATGGCCTACGCCTTTGCCCAGACCGAAGATTCGTGCGGCTGGAATGGCGACGGCACGTCGACCTACGGCGGCATCACCGGCGTTCGCAAGAAGTTCGCCGATCAGGTCTCCGGCGGCACCAGCACCTGGGCCGGTGCCTATGACGCGGCCTCCGGCCACGACACCTTCGCCGAGATCGATGCCAACGATCTGGCCGGTCTCATGGCGAAGCTGCCGAAATATGCCGAGGCGGGCGCCAAGTGGTACTGCTCGCAGCCGGCATGGGCGATGGTCTTCCAGCGTCTCATGGCTGCATCCGGCGGCACCAGCATCACGGACCTTGCCGGTGGCAAGCCGACCCGGTCATACCTCGGCTATCCGGTGGTGATTGATCAGACGCTGCCGACCTCGCTCGGCGACCTCAGCGATGTTTCGATGCTTTTCTTCGGCGACCTCTCCAAGGCGGTCACCATGGGCGAGCGCCGCGGCATCATGGTCAAGACCTCGGAGGAGCGTTACTTCGAGTATGACCAGATCGCCATCCAGGCGACAGAGCGCGTCGATATCAACGTCCACGATCTGGGCGACACCTCGACGGCCGGCCCGCTTGTGGCTCTGATCGGCGAATAACGATGGCTCGCCGCATCCACGGCGATGTCCTCGTGGCACCGCGTCCTAATGGGGGCGCGGTGATCACCCTGAGATCCGCCACCGGCGAAGCGATCGAGATCGAACGCAACGCCGATCAAATCGCAGCACTCCGCAAGGAGATCGCTGCAATCGCCCCCACCCAAGAGCCTGACGACCCGGCCGCCGAAGCGGCGCCGGCCAAGAGGGCAAGGAGCAAGAAAAATGCGTGACCTTCACGACCAGATCCGGATCATCCGGTCCATCTCGCCGGTTGCGATCGGCACCACCGGCACTGGCCAGGCCGGCAAGATTGTCGACCGCAAGGGCTATTCCGCAGTCGAGTTCGAGATCGGCTACGGCACCATCACCGCGACGAACGCCGTCTATACGGTTGTCGTCAAGGAAGGCGACGTCACCGGCACGATGACATCCATCGCCGATGCCGATCTGATCGGCACGGAATTGCTGGCAGGCGTTGCCGCGGCCGCTACCCGCACGTCGGGCGTGTCAAAGAACGTGGTCAAGCGGCTCGGCTACACGGGCCTCAAGCGCTACGTCCAGGTAGCGAAGGTGAGCTCGACCGTGACGGCGACCACGCCGGTCTATGCGAGCGTCATTCTTGGCAACCCTGAGCAGGCGCCGGTTGTCAATCCGTAAGGCACATCTGGCGCCGGCCTCGACTGCCGGCGCCAGTCTCTCTCCCCTGTCCGACAACAGGAACCGCAGATGAACATGCATTCCAAAATTGACGACCTCTCCAATGGAGAGCGCCAGGTTTCGCCGACGATCGAAGGTATCCGCCGCGATCATGTCGCCAGATACGAGTTTGCCGCCAAGTTGATTGGCAAGAGGAAGCGCATCATCGATCTCGCTTGCGGGATCGGCTATGGCTCAGCGCTCCTTGCCGATGCCGGCCATACCGTGATCGGGATAGACCGCAGCGCCGCAGCGATCGACTACGGTCGTGAGCATTACGCGCGTCGCCGGGCCGCCCTGTCTGTCGGCGACGTGATGGATGCGGCCGGATATGAAGCCGACGCCTTCGACGCGGCGGTCTGCTTCGAGACGATCGAGCATCTGGCGGATCCGCTGCCGATGCTGAAGGCGCTGCATGCGGTAGCTCGCAGACTGGTAGCGAGCGTTCCGAACGAAACCGTCATGCCGCATCGCGGGCGGACGGCTCACCATTTTCGCCATTATACCAAGGCGCAGTTCGCGGCGTTGCTCGAAAAGGCAGGCTGGCAGGTGACGTCCTGGCATGGGCAAGCCAGTTACGATTCCGAAGTGGAGGGTGACATCGCGGGTCGCACGCTGATCGCCGCGGCATCGCGCGCGCCGAAGGCTACGGATCGCGAAAAGCCGAAGGCCAAGCCGGCTGATCTCCCGACGCCGGATCACGTCGTCATCCTTGGGCTCGGGCCGTCGCTGGAGGCCTATGTCGACCTCGTCAAGCGTCTTGGAAACAGGCGCCGGCTGGCCGACGAGGTCTGGGGCATTAATGCCGTGGGCGACATCGTTCAGTGCGATCGCATCTTCCACATGGATGATGTGCGCGTGCAGGAACTTCGCGCTGAAGCGAAGCCGCAGAGCAATATCGCAGCGATGCTCGAATGGATGAAGATACATCCAGGGCCGATCTATACCAGCCGGCCGAACCCGGCCTATCCTGGGCTCGTCGAGTTCCCGCTGGAAGACGTCATCAATTCATGCACGACCTCGTACTTCAACAGCACGGCCGCCTATGCGGTGGCGTTCGCAATCCATGTCGGCGTTAAGAAGATCAGCCTGTTCGGCTTCGACTTCACCTACCAGAACAGCCATCACGCCGAAAAGGGCAGGGCGTGCGTCGAGTTCTGGCTTGGCGTGGCCTGGGCGCGCGGGATCGACATCACGTTGCCGCCGCAGACCTCGCTGATGGATGCCAACGAGCCGGAGCAGCGCAAGTTCTACGGCTTCGACTTCGTCGACGTGACCATCGACCATGATGAGGGCGGCCAAGCCAAGGTGAGCTTCACCGACAAGGAAAAACTTCCTACGGCTGCGGAGATCGAGGCGGAATACGATCACGACCAGCATCCGAACAAATTGGTGAGGGATGCAACATGATTTGCCGTGTCATCAAGGCCTACGGGCCGTATTCGGTCGGGCACATCTTCACCAATATGCCTGGGAACGTAGCGCGCACGTTGATCGCCCGCCATCTCGTCGAAGAGGTCAAGGAAGACGCCAAGCAGTTCAAATCGCCGGCTGATCGCATGATGCGCGGCGGTGTCACTAAGCAGACCGGGCGCAATAAATGAAATCCTTCCTGACCATAGCCGAAGATGCCGGCGATCTCGCGCTGCTCACGATCGACGAGTTGCGCGCCGCCGCCGGCGTCACCGGGAACGGCCAGGATACAGTACTCTCCGCGCTCGGGCTGAAGACCGCGTCCTCGATCATGTCGGAGTGCAACATCGCGGTCGGATCAAGCGCCGATGGTGTCGAACCGACGTTGAAGCAGGAGACGTTGCAGGAAACCTTCTACCAGGTCGACGTCGACGAGCTCCTGCTGGCGCGCCGGCACAACGTGGTGATCACGACGCTCGTTGAGGATGGTTCCACGCTGACAGCGGATACCGATTACTTGGTCGATCCGGAATCCGGAATGCTCACGCGCATGACATCGGAGTGCCCGCGCCGGTGGTGCGCTCGAAAGATCGTGGTCACTTACAAGGCAGGGTTCGAGACCATTCCGAACGACCTCAAGCAGGCTGCGACGGATTTCTTCCGCTATGCCTATCTGGAATTGACACGCGACCCCGCGCTGAAGAGCGAGACGATAGATATCCCGGGGGTTGAGCGCACCGAACGCGCCTGGTGGGTCGGCGCGGTGCCTGGACAATCGCTTGAAGGTGCTGTCCCAGACGTCGTCGCCGGGCAGTTGAAGCGTTTCCGCAACTTCGTGGTCGCCTGACATGCCGACCGACGTTCAGTCCTTCACCTCCGGGTCCGGCAACTGGACCAAGCCGGCCGGCGCGACGACTGTGCGCGTCATCCTGGTTGGTGCTGGCGGGTCGGGTGGCGGTGGCGACCTCGTTACTTCCGGTGGTGGCGGCGGCGGCGGCGGCGGCGGTTGCCGCCATGAGATGGTCTTCAACGCATCAGAACTAGGATCGACCGAGCCTTACGCGGTCGGTGCCGGACCTTCTGGTGGCGCTGCAGGAACGGGCTCTGGTGGCACGGCCGGAACGACCGGCGGCAGTTCGACTTTTGGCGGCAATGTTGTCGCGGTGCAGACCGCCTATGGCGGCGGCGGTGGTGGCGGTGGAAGCGGCGGAAACTCCGCTGGCGGCGGCGGGGCCGGTATGGCTGGCGCTGGCGGCGATGCTGTCACGTCAACCGTGGGAACCGCTGGCGCCAATGGCGGCGTTGCCGGCGCAACAGCAGCCGTGGGAACCGCGAATACAGGCGTCGGCGGCTCTGGCGGCGGCGGGACGAATGCAACCATCGGCAACAACGGCGGGCAGTCGACCATTGGCGGAGCCGGCGGCGGATCGGGTGGCGGCAGGAATACCGCGCCCTCCTATGTGGCGGGCGGCAATGGCGGTGCAGCCTCCGGTAATTCTGTCTTCGGCGGTCGTGGCGCGGCTGCTTCTACAGGCACTGCCGGTTCAACCGGCCAACCTGGCACGCTGGGCCAATGCGGCTCTGGCGGAGGTGGTGGCGGTGCAAGCGCGACGGTAGCTGGTGCCGGTGGTGCCGGGGGATTCCCTGGCGGTGGCGGCGGTGGCGGCGGAGCTTCAATCTCGGGCCAGACTGCCGGGGCGGGTGGAGCCGGAGGCGGCGGCATCGTGATCGTGATTACTGATCTGGTTGGCCCGCTATGACAGCAGCCCCGATCAAGTTCGAGCGCTTCACGTCAGGAACGGCGCAGACCTGGACCAAGGAAAGCTGGGCCGAGTTCGTCCGCATCATCCTTATCGGCGGGGGCGGTCCAGGTGGTGGTGGCGCGCGCAAGGCAGCCGCGACATCCGCTAGCGGTGGTGCTGGCGGCGGCGGCGGTGTCGTTATCGACCGGGTATTCTCGGCCGACCTGTTGGCATCGACCGAGACTTATACCGTCGGTGGGTCGCAAACTGGCGGCGCGGGAGCGACGGCCGACAACGGCAATGGCGGCCAAGGCTCTACCGGCAGCGACACGACTTTCACCATCAATGGTGTGACTCTTACCGCCTATGGTGGCGGCTCTGGTGTTGGCGGCACCAATGGTGCAGCAACCGGCGGCGGTGGCGGCGCCGGCCTTGAAGGCGATGGCGGCAATGGCAGCGGAACGTCGGCTGGCGCTGCTGGCGCAAACGGCGGTGCCGCAGGTGCCGCTGCCAACACTGGTTTCAATGGTGGTGGTGGCGGTGCGGCAGGTGTCAATTCGAATTCGACGCCAACGGCGGGACAGCCTGCCACGCGTGGCGGCGGCGGTGGTGGTGCAGGTTGTGGCAAGGGCAGCTCCGTCTATGGAACTGGTTCTGCCGGCGGCGCAGCGCGCGATCGAGCCGGAGGCGCGCATGGCAGCAACGGAAATCCAGGCTTCGGCTACGCCGGCTCCGGCGGCGGGGGCGGCAATTCCAGCGCGACAGTGCCGGAAAACGGTGGCGATGGTGGTGCCCCTGGCGGTGGCGGCGGTGGAGGCGGCACGACCGTGAACGGCGTTAACGCGGGTAATGGTGGTGCCGGGGCGCGCGGCGAGATCATCGTGATCAGCTACGGCAACGTCTCGGCATCGGCCGGCATGCTCTTTATCCCTGATATGGCGGGCACGTAAATGAAGCTGCAGAAGCTGGCCGGCGCCACATCAGAGATTTGGCAGGTTTTCATTCGCGATTCGTCCTCGACGACGGGTGGCGGACTGACCGGGCTGACCAATGCGTCGAGCGGCCTGACGGCTTATTATCATCGCGACACCGATACGACGGCGACTGCTATTGCACTCGTGACGATGACCGTCGGCACGTTCACGTCGAGCGGGTTCAAGGAGATCGACGCCACCAACATGCCCGGGTGGTATCAGTTCTGCCCGCCGAATGCCGCGCTGGCTTCGGGTGCGAAATCAGTCGGCATCCATCTCAAGGGTGCCACCAACATGGCGCCGCTGCCGATCGAGGTTCAGTTACTTGCCGTCAATGTCGATGATGCGGTGCGCATGGGCATCACCGCATTGCCAAACGCCAACGCCGAAGCCGCCGGCGGTCTGTTCACGCGTGGCACTGGTGCCGGGCAGATCAACCAGGACGCTAATGGCCGCATCGACGTCAATGGCAAGGCGTGGGCAGGCGGTGCCATCCCGGCGCCGAACGTGACCGGTGTTCCGATCGTCGATGACAAATACCTTCTCGGCACGATCTATTCGACGCCGGCCACGGCTGGCATCCAGGACATCAATGTTCTCAATTGGAAGGGCTCGGCCGCTGCGGCCATGACCGGAGACGCGTATGCCCGACTCGGGGTTCCCGCTGGCGCTTCGGTTTCGGCTGATGTTGCTGCGGTCAAGGCAGTTCTTCCCGCCGCGCTGGTCTCTGGTCGCATCGATGCTTCCGTCGGTGCCTACCAAACTGGCCAGACACCGTTGCAGCCGGCCACGGCAGGCCGCACGCTGGTCGTCGACGCCGCCGGCCTTGCCGATGCCAATATGGTCAAGATCGGACCGACGGGCGCAGGAACGGCTCAGACGGCCAGGGACATCGGCGCCAGCGTATTGCTCTCGGCCGGCACCGGAACCGGTCAGCTCGATTTCACCTCCGGCGTGGTCAAGGCGAACCTTGCGCAGATCCTTGGCACTGCACTTACCGAGACGGCCGGGCAGATCGCGGCGGGCTTCAAGAAATTCTTCAACATCGCCACGCCGGCGGCGACGATGGACCATCTGGTGCTGGTCGATACGGTCACGACCTATACCGGCAACACACCGCAGACGGGCGATGCCTACGCTCGGATCGGCGCGGCAGGTGCGGGATTGACGGCGCTTGGCGATACGCGCATCGCGCATTTGGACGCCGATGTGTCATCGCGCCTTGCCTCCGGTTCCTATACGGCACCGCCAAGCGCTTCGACCATCGCACAAGCGGTCTGGGATGTACTGACTTCGGCGCTGACCACGGTCGGCTCGATCGGCAAACTGCTGGTCACCAACATTGATGCTGCGATATCCAGCCGTTCGGCGTATGCCGGCGGCGACACCGCTGGCACCACGACGCTGCTCTCGCGCCTGACCAGCACGCGCGCCGGACTTCTTGACCACCTCGACGCTGACATCTCCAGCCGGCTTGCGGCCGGCTCTTACATCGCGCCCGACAACTCAAGCATTACCGCGATCAAGGCCAAGACCGACAATTTGCCCAGCGATCCGGCCGATGCATCCGACATTGCCGCGGCATTCACGTCTCTATCCGGCGGCATCTCGGCCAGCTTCGCGGCGCTGCAAAGCCATGGCGATGGCGCCTGGGTCACAGCCACCGGCTTCTCGACGCTCGACGCTTCGGCTGTTGAAAACGCTGTCTGGGACGCCACGGCCGCAAGTCACGTCACAAGCGGTTCATTTGGCGCCGAGGTCAACGATATGGCGTCGGCAGTGGGCACGATCGAAGGGCGCATTGGAACGCCTGCCTTTGGTGATCTGACTGGCGACATCGCGCATGCGCAAGGCGTCATCGACGGCATCAATGGGGTCACATCGACACTGGTGATGACTGCCGGCAAGCTCTGGGTTCTGGACGAGAGCGGCAACCAACTGCCGCATACTTCGGATATCAGCACGATCGAGACCGCCATCGGCGCTTTGCCGGCGGCCACGGACAATGCAGCGGCGGTGCTCGCGGCCACCTATGAAGGCTCGGAGACGGTGCAGGATCACCTGCGCCTCTCTCGCGCCGCGCTCTATGGAAAGGCCAACGGCCTCGCTGGCTCAACGGTGCACTTCCGCGACGCGGCCGATACCAAGGACAGGCTGCTGGCGACAGTAGATGCCGATGGCAACCGCTCTGCCGTCACGACGGACGCCTCCTAATGTTCGGCGGGCGCTTCTTCGGCCGCCATTTCTTCGGCAAGCGGTTCTTCGGCGGCGGCTTCGTTGCATCTGGCCTGGTCTTTCCGACCGATGCCGGTTTCTTCGCTGTGGTCGATAATGTCTCGCGAAGCGCGACAGTTGATGCGATCGAGCGGAGTGCCACGGTGGAGATCGTCAATCGCTCCGCGGTTGTCGACACGGTTTCCCGGTAATCGCAGTCTCAAAGAGGTGACATGATGCCGGCTCAACAGTGGGGACCAAAGGATCCTGATGCGATTCGGGACTTCGGCAACAACTGGGCGCCGGATCTTCCCGATACGGTTACCATCGTTGGTTCAACCTGGCTGCTCGATGGTGCAGCCTGGACAGGGACCGATCTCGTCAAGGTGGATGACTCCTTCACCGATACCAACACGACGGTCCGCATCTCCGGCGGCACGGCCGGGTCGACATACCTCATCACCAATCACATCGTGATGTCGGATGGCGAGGAAGACGACTTCTCGCAAAAGCTAAAGATCAAGGAACGGTGATGCCTCTGACCGCGCAGGAGGTCATCGACAGCTACCGTGAGGCGCTTCTGCGCCGCGGCGAGCTGAATGACGATGGCACCAAGGCTGTCTCGATCCGGCGCTACACCGGATCAGGCGCCGATCGGGCCTTCGATGATACCCCTGTCCTGGCGCGCGTTGTCGGCTATCAGCCTAATGAACTCGTCGGGCTGATCAAGCAGGGCGACCAGAAGCTGATCGTCTTCGCGCAGGATCTCACCGATGCCGAGTTCGAGGAGCCGATCCGCGACAGCGACAAGGCGATCGTGCGCGGCAACGAACTGTCGATCCAGGCAGTCGACGGCAACACGCGCCGAGTCGGCGGCACATTGATCGCCTACGAGCTGCAGGTGCGTGGATGATGAACCGGCGTTCGTTCTTCGGTGCCGCAGCAGCTGCTCCAATCGCCGCTTCTGCGTTTGCCGCCGCGCCACGCTTTCCTGATGGTGGCATGGTTGGCGGGAAACTTCAGACTCTGAGCTTGGCAATGGATGCTGCGCCGGTCATGGAGGCGCTTGAACCGCTGAAGTATGCCGTGGGCATTTCGCGTTCTTTCGATCCCGCCGCCTTCGGCCGCACGGGGAGCGGTGATCGCTATGTCTACCGGACCGGCTTCCCATCAATTGATGCGTTGAGCTCGATCTCCGGCGTTCACAAAGCGCGCATGGAAAAGAGGTTACTTGACTGATGGCGCGCATCCAATCGAGCGCCGCGCTGTTCCAGGTGGCGACGCAGAAAACCTTGGCGGAAACGCAGAAGCTGGTCGTCAAGATCGCTAAGCGTGAGCACGGCAAGGTGATGTCGACGGCGCCGCGGCCGACCTCGTTCACGCGCATCGTCGACGGCCGCAAGGGCGCGCCGGAAGAGGATGTGAAGCCGAACGGCGTCATCGTCTACCTCTACCCGCGCCTCGAGGAAGTCGCGCAATTCGCGATGGAGACGCTTTACGACCTTTCGCCGGTCCTGAGTGGCAAATATCGCGAGAGCCACACGCTGTTCCGGAACGGCGTCGCGGTCAAGGACCTGAAGGGGCTCAAGGAAGGTGACCAGATCACTATTTCGAATCCGGAACCCTATGCCCGCAAGATCGAAGTGGGAAAGATGAAAATGCGCGTGCCGCCTCACGTCTATGAGCGCGCCGTCGAGATCGTGCGGGCCAGGTTCGGCAATGTCGCAAAAATCGGTTTCACCTATCGCGGATTGACCTCGACGGGCGGCACGATCCTGGGCGGGCGCCGCGGCAACAGGTCGGACCTTCGCTATCCGGTGATGACCATTTCGGAGAAGTGACCAGATGGCCGATTATGCAGGGGCCAAGGCCGCCATCCGGCAGCGGTTGATGGATGGCTGGACCACGACCCGGATCACCTACCAGAACGAGGATCCCGAGCAGCCTTGGCCACCCAAACGGACCAGCGGCAACCTGGCGCCGTGGGTGAACCTAGAGATAATCGGCGAAGGCAGCGGCATTTGGACCTTCGGAACACCAGGCAATCGCGGTTGGCGTTATCCTGGCGTGATTCATGTGCATGTCTTCGTCCCAGTCGGCGAAGGGATCGAACAGGCCGATCAATATGCCTGTGACATCGGCGAACTCTTCCGGGCAGCGAAATTCTATGACGATGACGCCGGCTGTTACGTGCGTACCCTGTCACCGCAAGTCGATGGCGGCGGGTCGGGCGATGACGACGGGCTTTGGTTCCGCGTCTCGGTGAGTATCGACTTCATCTATTGGCACCGCGGCTGATCCGCACTTCAAGGAGAAATGGGCGATGGCCTACCAGGAAAATTGGAATGGATATTGTGCTTACAAGGTCCAGTCCGCGCTCAACTCACAGGCGAGCAGCACCGGCGCGACGGTTCACCGGCAGACCGGCGGTGCCGGCGGCTCGTTGACCAAGGCGACGGTCGCCAGCAACGAAGTGCGCCGTGACGGTCTGTCGACACGCGGCCGTCACGGTCTGCAGAAGACGAGCGGGCCATATACCAGCGAGGTTTCGCTCGGCGGCTTCGACCAGATCTTTGAGGCCGTCATGCGCGGCACTTGGAGCGCGGCCGACCTGACGATCACCGAAGCAAGCGTGCTCGGCGGCTCTGCGGCGGCGACATCCATCACCACGACGACCAGCACCATCGTTGCAGCAGCCGGCTCATGGATAACGCAGGGACTTCGTGTTGGCGATGTCATTGTGCTCACCGGGCAAGCGACATCGACGACCAACAACAGCAAGAATCTTCGCATTACTGGGCTCACTGCCCTGACCATTACTGTCGCCGAAACGCTGGTGCTCAATGCGACGCCGGACACGTCGTTCACCATCACCCGCACCGGTCGAGTGCTGGTCAACCCCGGCGCCGGCAA